CTGCGTGATTGCGTATCCTATAATTCCTCCTAATACAAGAGGAGCAACCCAGCTTCCATGTCCATGATGTTGAGCTGCTACAGGTTGACAACTAGCTGCTAGCAGTGCAACACTATAAATGAATTTTTTCATGAGAACACCTTTAAAATTATGCAATCTTGGTTAATTCTTCCATTGACTGCTGATTCTTTAGTCTTAAGATTTTTAAATTCAAGTGCAATATTACGCTTTGTCATACCTGCATAACCAGTAACAAGTTCAGGTTTACGTATTGTTTTTGCACCAGATGTTGCAACATCATAATTTAAAATACTCGTACCTTTAATTCCAAGCGTACCTAAGCTACGATATGCTTGTATTTTTTTGTATTTAGTATTATAGATCCATACTTCAGAAGATCCAATAATCTTTTCTGGTTTTTCTGAAGTAAGTTTAAGTTCAACAAATTCTTTCATGAACTTAACATTTTTTGCTACAACTGAAGGTGGTTTTTCTTTATGAGCACGAGGTTTACGAGTAGCTTTAGCGGTAACACTTTGTTGAGCACATGCAATGTTTACTTCTTCAAGAGCTTTAATCAATCTCCTGATTTTTACTTTCTTGATGTGCCTATAACCTTCAACTAATTGCTCACATTTTCCTTCGATTACTTCATATAGTTCTGCAATTGTTTTATCGAAAGATCCATGCATTAACTTACAAGCTTGAGGACTAATATGATTAGCTTTAAAATAAAGCGCGATATTCATTTCAGTATCATTTACAACGAATTCATCAATCATACCTTCGATTTCACCAAGGTGTTTAGATGCATTTTCAGCAATTCGATCTTGTATTGAAGTAACAGATTTTTCTACTTTTTGTTTTTCTACGCCAGCGATAGATGATCTTACTTTAGGAAGAGCCTTTCGCATTTCAGCAATTTTATTATCAATGTACAGAAGTTCTTTATCTTGGAGAAGTTGTTCACGCTGTTTAAGACGAATGATAGTTCCAATTGAACGAAAAGCACTATCATCGAGTGCATCAAATTCTGTGCTTTTCTTGCCAACGTAAGACATAAACCATTTACGTTTATCTTTATTATCAAAAGCAGAATTATAATAATTAAGAGCACGCATTAGACTAGCGGTATAGTCTAATGGAAGAAGTACGGGTTCTGTGCTTCCTTTGCCAGTGCCAAATACTTCGTCCATTTTAGCACTAACTTCGCGCCGCTTTGCTGCTCGTTTTTCACTTGCAGTAGCTTTAACAAAATCGTGTTTGTCGATCTGTTTTTCAATTGTTTCAGTCATAGAAATCTCCATTTATAGAGATATTATACCATAAGGACGAATTATTGTACACCGTTATTTACAGCGGCGCTTTCGACGATTGAAGTATACAGATCTTCAAATTCAGAATGCTCTTCCTGTTCACGTGAGAAATTCTGTTTGTGATACACTTTAGCTAAACGCGTTAAATGACGCTTTGAGAGATTAAACGCTTTAGATGTTTCATCTAGAATCTCTTTAGTAAGTTCTCGTTCACCTTCTACACGAGTCATAGAAGCAGAAATTTCTACGATTGCTTTTTTAATAATAATACGATCTGCAGGGGATGTAATTTGTGTCATTTGATTAAGTCTTCATAGTGGAAGTTTTAAGTGTACCAGCAAGTAACAACGATGCTAGCCATGTTTCAAAAGTATAGGGAATTGCAAGTACTGGGAATAAAGTATTTAGAGACCAAATAGCAATAAATGGTGAAAATACAACTATTAGAATTAATAGTATTATGAGTGCAATATTAGTGTGTTTCATACGAATGAATAGTCAATACGTTTAACGTTTTCAGCTATAAAGGAACGCCATTCGTTTTTATCTAAATCAAAAGCTTTGATAGCTGAAGAACTTGTAGCTTCAATAGGATCTACTAATACGCTCTTAGGATGAAGATCTTCTGGAATATTGCTTAAATTGCGAGTGCATTTCATTACTCTATCAGTGCCATCTTTTTTAGTAAAAGTGATAGTAGTAGGCTTATCATCTGATAGAAGTCCCATCAGCCATTCGCGAAATTCAGCTGTTTTTACATATTCGTCTTTATTTGTTTCAGTCATAATTTTCGTCCAATCAATTGAAGAATTACTTGATATCATCATATGCTCCATTTACATATTTAACCAATTTCTTTAATTGGTCTTTATTCATAAAATATTCGCTCTTAGTATTTGCATATCTCTTTTCTGAAGATATTCTTTCTAAAGATAAATGATATAAGTTATCTGGCATATAAACTTTACTCAATTCAACCTTTAACTCATATCCATCGTTATATACTATATTCATAGTTCTCTCTCAACTTTCACTTTTAAAATACGTTCACCATTACTAGACGCCTTAGCTGAACTTTCTGTAGGAAAAACTTTAACTGTTATGTAGCCCATACTATTCTCATAGTCTGAGATGAGCATATAACCTTCTTTAATTGTAGTAGTTTTGACAATGTTAATTTTGTCAGATGTGTCTACTCTTGCACGTAGTATCGCCGGCACTTCTCTACCTCCCATCATAATTACTCCTCAGGTTACTATAAAAATTACAAACGTTACACTTCAATATCAATGTGTGATTTATTTAAAGTAGCATGCACTTTACGTCTTTTTAATTCAGCAGTTTTTTCTACTTCTTTAACATGACGATTTTCTTCAGTACGTCTATCACAATATCTTTGCAATTCAGCGTAGTACCTCAACAAATCTGTTGTAGGTGAAAGTTTGTTAATCATTTACTTCTCCGTTGATAGTTTAATTGTAACAGGTTTACGAATTAATGTACATAGTAAAAAATCTATTTACCACTTTTCAATTATAACACTATCGTCTACGCGCACATGCGCTTCTAATTCCATATCGTTATTGGGAACTCCATCAATAATCTCTTCTTGTTTCATATGTGAAACATTAGACTTCTTGTGTCCATTTTGAGATACAGATTGGTTATAAGCAACAAACATTAATATCGCAAGAGGATCAAATACTAATACAATCAATATGATTAACCAACGGACGGCTTTCTCGAGCGAGTCTTGACTGGTGTTTTCGTCGTAGATGAATGCTGCGACGTATTTGATGGGACCAACTTCGGCTTCGGCTTTACGGAGTTCGACTGCGATGGGGGCTTTTTCTTCGTTGAGATTGCCGATTGCTTTTTGGCTGGTGGAGATCTCTTCGATAAGACGGGTTCTTTCACGGGCTTGACTTCTTCTAATAGAATTGGAGCGTTCGGCACCGGCGGCGTCACTTGTCCTGGAGAGGGTTGCGTCAACTTGTGAATCCAGTTGAGTAATTGATTTACGAGCTGCATTGATGTTTTCCTTTTGAATGTTTATTTTTTCGTCGATGAGTGACACTGCGGCAGCAACATCACCTGATATTACACCTTGATCTAAATGAGCTTTAGACAAGTACCCAAATATTCCCATGCTGGTAAGTAACATAAGAATAATGATTGCGCTAGAAAAATAGGTTTGCAGTAAAAGACTAGTTTCTTTCCAATTTCTGTAAAGCCAAGATGTTATTACTATCTTTGAAACGCCAAGAATGCATCCCATGATTGCAATAGAAATTGGAGATCCTGAAAAGATTGCCATTAATCCCATAATGGCATAATATTCTGCTATCATAGATAATGCAATAGCATTTATTAAAAGAAGATACGTCATAACTTTACGTGTGTCCTGTGTATTTTACATTGTATAATGCCATTGTACCACAGATTTGGAAATTCTAATACTCTTTGCGCAAATTGCTCACGAGCTTCCAAATATGACATAGTGCCTTTGTTAGCGCATAAAAATAAAATTTCTCGAGTAAAGTTTTCTTCGCCTAAAGTGATGACATCATTTTTTAAATCTTCTGAAGAAGACCAATATGTTTCCCAATCAGAAAGAGCTTTATATTTTTTCTTCTTACCTTTTACTGTTTTAGTTTTAGAAAACCAAAAAAGCTTTTTTCCGATATATCGTTTATTACTTATTTTGTTTGTGATTAGATATACACAGCCTATATTATTTGCTATATCGCTTTCAGTAAATTCATTATTTTGATAAGTCCACATTGCCATTACTCGTATTTGTAATGGTATATTTATAATCAGGTAGAGAAGTGCCTGGGGCGCAAGTGTATCGCATGAACCCATCCCGGCCGAAAGGATTTGGCATCATAGGAGTTGGGATAACATCAATTTTATCCGTCTTACTAGGTAAATCAGATATGCTATTTTTAACTTCTTCGTATGTGCCGTCGTCATAATAGATTATAATCTTATTAATCTTCTTCATTTTTATCTTTATACTCCTCGTCCTCATATATATCACCACCACAGAATGGGCAATATGCTACATCAGTTAAACTAAAATCATCGCCCTCTTTAAAAGTTATTTTCCCGTGAGCGCCGCATGAATCACAATCAAAATGTCTTTGTGCCATTAAATCTCCTTAGCCCAAACATCATCCCAAGATCCTGATAAAGCACCTCGAGCATAATCAGTTGCTCTATTTTCAAAGAAGTTCGTATGAGTTGGTGCATTAATCATTTCTTCAACCCAAGGTAGTGGGTTCTTTTTAACTTTCATAATTCCCTTTAAGCCTAGACTAATAAGGCGTCGATCGGTTATGTAGCGAATATATTGCTTAACGTCTTCAGAATTAAGATCATTCATAGGACCTAATTCAAATGCAAGATCAATAAATCTGTCTTCTAGTAAAACCATTCGTTCAGCGATTGTATAGATTTTTCCTTTAAGTTCGTCATTCCAAATTTCTGGATTTTCTTTTACGTATTCTTTAAATAGCTTAATCATAGATTCTGTGTGAATAGTCTCATCTACAATAGACCAAGTAACAATTTGTCCCATCCCTTTCATTTTACCATGACGTGGAAAATTCAATAGCATAATGAATGATGAGAATAGTTGCATGCCTTCAGTGAAGGCAGAGAATACAGCAATGTGTAATGCAGTAGATTGTACATCTCCGTTTTTAGCAGAAATATCGAGAACATAATCATGCTTTTCTCGCATTTGGTCATACTCGAGAAATTGGTTATATGTACTTTCTGGTAGTCCAAGAGTTTCAATTAAATGAGAATACGCTGCAATGTGTAATGCTTCTCTTGCAGCAAATCCTAATAACATCATGCGTACTTCTGGTTGAGGAAAATAAGGAAGATAGTTTTTAACATAACCACCAGCAACGTCAATATCTCCCTGCGTAAAAAAGCGGAAAATATGTGTGAGGAATTGTTTTTCTTCAGTTGTTAGTTTCTTTTTCCAGTCTTTGGCGTCTTCAGCCATAGGTACTTCTGTATGAAGCCAATGACTTTGTTCATGTTTAAGCCATGCGTTATAAGCCCAAGGATAATTAAAGGGTTTAAAGTTGTTACGCTCTGATAACAAATTTAGTTTCTGTTTAACCATTAACGAATTTCCTCAATTGAGGGAGTGTTAATGTACCAACAACTCTTCTTAACTCAGAACCATTTTCTACTAATACTAATGTAGGAACACTACGAACATTCCACGTTCTCGCCATTTCAAAATCTTGTTCTATATCAAGATCTTTAACTGGCACAGGGATATCTGTGTATTCATCTATAGTTTCTTTTAACATTTTACATGGTCCACACCATGTAGCACTAAATTTTAATATCTGTTTCATTCTATGTCCTATTGTTTTAATTCCAATGCCTTATTACGCTAGCAATGATAAACATGTTTGTTACCAAATAGCTGATGATAATGATACTGCGTATAATAGCAATTTTATCAGCTTCGTCGTTGTTGTTACTTGCTTTCTCGCCAAGAGCTTTAACCCATAGCTTCCACATACTTAGCCTTCACAAGCAATGCAATCGTTTCCTTGTGCAATTTCTACCATATCTAATTCTTTAATAATTTCACGTTCTACTTTTCTAGATACTTTATCAGCTTTTGCTAGTTTTTCAGAACGGCAATAATAAAGAGTTTTAAGTTTTTTCTTCCATGCTAAGAAATGAATCGTATGGATATACTTTATATGCGAATCTGGCCGGAAGAATAAGTTTAATGATTGTGATTGATCTATATATTCTTGACGATCAGCGGCATGTTCAATAACCCAACGTTGATCGATTTCCATTGAAGTCTTAAATATATCTCGTTCATCTTCCGTAAGCCACTCAAAGTGTTGAACTGACCCGTCATTAGCAATGACTGATCGCCACACATCGTCAGCCCAACCATCAGGATGAATTTCTGCATGCTTTTGAATAACCACATCTAAGAACTTATTTTTATTTAGGTGAGAACCCGATAAAGTATCTTGGCGATAAGCATTGGCGCGATAAGGTTCAATAGAAGGACTAGTATTGCCCATGATAATGGAAGAAGAAGCATTGGGAGCAACAGCCATAAGATGACTAAACCTATTCCCAGTACCCACAGCATCAGGCGCTTCGCCTCTCTCCAATCCAAGTGCTTTATTAGCTTCATCCAACCTCTTTCTAATTAGTTTAAAGATTTTATTATTAGCAACCTTTGCCATCACTCCTTCGAAGACGATCCCGTTTTTCTGAAGATATGCGTGAAAACCCAAAGCACCAACACCGATAGAGCGCTCACGGCTAGCTGAATACTTTGCTCTTGATATGCTATCAGGAGCATGATCAATGAAATGCTGCAAGACGTTATCGAGCATCTCAGCCACGTCCCGAAGAAAAAGTTTGTCATCTTTCCAATCATCGTAAGTCTCCAAGTTTAAACTAGATAAACAACATACAGCAGTACGCTGTTCATTCGTTGGTAGAATAATTTCAGAGCAAAGATTTGATTGTTGTACTTTCAATCCTTTATCTTTAAGCCATTGAGGAAGCATCCTATTAGATTCATCGATAAAGTGGATATATGGTTCGCCAGTTTGCATACGCATTTCCATAACTTTCATCCACAGTTCTTTAGCGGAAACTGTTTCACGGATTTCATTACTAGCTGGGTCGATAAGATTCCACGAATCATCTGTGTTTGGATCTAACATACAACGTTCAATTATTTCCATAAATGAATCTGGAATATTGAGTCCATGATGCATGTTTAAAGCGCGCATGTTTTGATCGCCGGTAGGTTTGCGCATTTCAAGAAATGAAATTATATCAGGATGAGATATGCTAAGATAAGCAGCATAACTACCTCGGCGAGTTCGACCTTGGCGATAAGCTAAAGAACTTGCGTCATAAATTTTAAGGTGAGGCATAACTCCTGTAGACTTATCGTCAGCAGATCGAATTCCAAAACCAATACCAACACCGCCTCCTAACATAGAGAGCCAATTAGTTTCTGATAGGTTATCTACTAGACCTTCCGCAGTATCTTCAATATAATTAAGGAAACATGATATAGGAAGGCCACGCTTGCTGCGACCAAAAGAAAGAATGGGAGTAGAATAAGATAACCAATGCTTACTAGAATAATCATAAAGACGTTGAGCATGATCTGGATTACTTCCAAAAGCTTTTGATACATATGCAAACCTCTCTTGTGGTGATACCTCATCATCTTTCATGTAAGATTCTTTTAATCTTAACTTGCCCAATTCATCAAATAAATTATCTCGAGTATAATCTATGCAAATTCCAGAGAACACGTCACCCATTTTTCTTCCTTTTTATTATTGTGTTATATACTGATTCGCAAGAGGAAATATCTCTGCGATGACTTTCGCACATTCGTGCGCTACGAGTCTGTGTTCTTTCTGTGTGCCATTACTAGATCTTAATTGTATAAAGTGTATCCAACTTCTTAGTGTCCCATTCATATATAGGCGACTTACTGTATTACCTTCTGGAAGAACTACACGTGCTTGTTCTTTAGCAATGCCGTGAGCAATGGCCCAGTTATATGCATTAGTGGCAGAATCAATAACCTCTTGTTGTATCTCATGCCATGCCATTTGTATATCATGATCTATTATGTCTATACTGTTTTGTCTATTTTTGGAATCTTGTAGCCGTGCTTCTCTAAGTGTAAATGATAAGTCTTTAGTTGGGTCAGCATATCGCTGGCTGAATTCTTGAAACGAAAATGAACGATGTCGTAACATCTGCCGAGCAATATCACGTGTAGTTTCAATTTCTAAACAAGCGCTTACCATCTCTAAAGGAGACCAATGTTGATGCTTGATCAGATAATTTATAAGTTTGTCTGATGTATCTGTGTTTAGTTGATTTGCTGGATTTGAAACTCGTGCGCAAAATGCAATGAGTTCTTGAATGTCAAAGAGCCCGTCGTCAACGAGCTCTTGAGAAGGCTTAGAATACGAAATTAATTTAACTTTCACTGGTTTTCCATAAAGTGTTGATCAGTTGTTATTATATACCAAACCTGAAATATTGTACAATATTATTTCATAAATACATCTTTAAATAATGCTATATGATTTAAAAAATATCCTATAGCTATACCTGCTCCAATTATTGTCCAGCGCCAATGTTCAAGTTTTTCTACTTTACTTAGCAGATGCGCATGTTGAGTATTAGATTCTGCGCGAGATGCGTCTAAACAATCGTGAATTGATTTTACATCACCTTTTAAGTCGTCTAATTTTTCATCTATGTTTTTGACTTCTGTTTTAAGTACTGCTACGGCTACTTCTACGGCAGCTATCTTTTCATTCGGTTCCATTTGTAAAATCTCTTTTCTGTTACTTTTGTTCTTCGGAAGATGGTACTGTAGAAGCACCTGCTATTTTTTCTTGCGTTCTTCCAAATGCAGCAATACCTAGTACTGCGCCCATTGCAACGTGGAATAAACCAGCACCTTGCAATGTTAATGGAGTCCACATTCCTACTGCTTGACCAGGATTATAAAATTGCAGTATATTATATAGAACTGGTCCTAGAATAAAATCAAATAAACATACTGCCATATATGTCCAACCCATTGCAGGACGCCATCTTTTTTGCATCCAATCTTCGCTAGAATCTGCCATGTTATTTTCCTACCTTTTCTAGTTTAGTGTATAACAATTCTTTAACTTCGCAAACATCTTGACATATCTGTATTTGTAGTCGTGCTACTTGTTGGTATAATTCACGCTCATTTTGTCTACGTAAGTCTAATTCATTAAATATCTTATGTATAAACCATCCAATGACTGGACAACCAATAGTTACCAGCATACCTAGGACCATTTGAATGAACGTCGTTATTGGTATTTCACCCATTTAGAATTTCCAATGCTTGGTTGTATTTTTTAATACGATCATCCAAGCCATTAGTTCCACCATTGATTCTTTTAGTTATCGATAAAGTATCGCCTTTATCTGCTAATGGATTTAAATTATTACTTTTCCAAAACCAAGCTGCGGATGCTGCAGCACCTTCAAATGTTGCAAGATATTCTGATGTTTCTTCTACAGTCGTTCCAATACTATTTGCAAACGCTTGATAATTATTCTTGCCTGTAAGCTGTATTAACCCTCGGCCGCGGTATTTCCAACCATCGCCGCTTGCTTCGTTGCCATTGCCCATACGATCACAATAAGCACGATTAGCGATAGCTTCTTGTTTGTTTGGTTTTGCTACATATGCTGCTGCAACTTCTGCAGTAAAACGACTAGGCCAAATTCTAGTAAGAACATCAGCTCTATAATTTAAATTCTCTTGCAATGCACTGAATCCACCCGATTCATGTGAACATTGGGAAATAAATGCAGCGACTCGATTTACAGTATCGATTTCATACTCTGGTAATATTTTTATTAAAGCTTCGTGCCATGCTTCAATGTTTTTATTGTTTGGTAATATTTTTTGTAATTGATCTAAAGTTAATTCCATTTTGTTTATCTCTTGTTAAAAACATCGTTATATATTTGACCTTGTTGATTAATCCATTCTATCAGCGATTCATGTTTTTCAGCGCATTCATAATACATTCCATAATTTTTAATAACAACTTTCAGAAATTCTGTCAACTTTTGCTCGTCTTCTAGAACTTTAAATAAATTAGAACATTTTTCAGTGATCACTTCTGGTGGCTTTGGAAATTCATATTTAACAGGTGCTATTGTTGTACAGCCAGTCAATAATAAAAAGCATAAAATATACTTTATCATTTTGCACCGGCCAATTCTTTTGGAGGAATTGTAGCTTGATTATGAACTATCATAACTTCTTTTGGCATCGGGCATATGTCATTATATTTTGTAATTTCACGATCAATATAACGAATTTGTTCTTCACCTTTTTCTCTAATTATCTGTTGTTTGGTAATATATTTAGTCGTAATTTCGGTGTTGATTTTTTCAGATTTAACTTTTAATTCTTCAACTTGTTTTTCAAGATTTGCAATTTTATCTTGCCAACCCTGTTCATTTATCAATATACCCGCCATAAAAACACCAATTACAACAACACCAATAGACACTAATTGAATTGGTATAGCGTATACATTAACAAATGGGAAAAACTGCAATAGATACGTTGCAGCAATACCAACTAACCCAATTGCTATTAATGCGTAACATATCCAATCAGGAAGTAATGCTATAATCCATGACATTTATTTTTCCTGTTTTTTCTTAGCATCATTAACAAATTGTTTGAAAGTCGCTTTTAATATACCTTTAAAGCGCTTATGACCAATGTCATACTTACCAGCTTTGTCTGCTGCAGTTGCAGCATCACTGGCATTCTTTTTATATTGCTTTAAAAGATCAGAAGATAATTCATCTAAATCTTCAACTTCTTCTGGCAAATTAGATTTTTTAGCATAATCACCGCGACCAACACGTCCTTTGATCTGTGATTTAATATCTTTTGTTCTTTCTTTATTATACTTTGGATGAGCTTTTTGCCAATCTTTTGTAGCAGCACTCCATTGTGGATGATGGTCTTTATCAAAAGCACCTCGAGGTGCTAAAGTGTCATGAAAACCAGATTCATCTAAATCTTCAACTTCTTCTTTAACTGCTTTAAAGTGAGTTGATTTTAATTGTATGGAACCATCATCATGATCAATAGTATAAGTTTTAGGAGCACCAATATAGTGCTTGCGGATCTCACCGATATGTCCAGTTTTACCAACTACGTATGATGGACCTTTGGTCATAATAACTTTATCGCCGAGCTTATGAGCTTCGCCTAACTCTTCTTTCGATTGAAGGTAGTCTCTAACAGTAGTGATATAATCTTGTGCTAATGTGATTTTAGACTGAACCCACTCTGGCATATTGTCATCATCTTTAATCATTTCAATCATATCTTTACAATTACGCAAAGTAGTTTGTAATTGTGTACGAGCCATCTGACCTTCATAGTCATACTCGCCTTTGTCGATTGCATTTGCAGCTTCTTCTAAAATTTCAAAATCTTCTGCTAAAAGTAAATCATATTCTTCTTTAACCGGTTTTATTTGCTGCTGTTGCTGTTTTTGCTTTTTTAAGCGATCAGCCATAGATGCAAGTGATGTCTTCTTTATGAAAGATTCTCTTCCGTAGTGCGGAGTTATAACTTCATCTACTTGATCTGATTCTTCTAATAGAGAAAAGTCTTTAAAATTTTTCATTGTTGTCCCATTTGTACAAGTTTTTTACGACGATACATGTAATGCTTATCACCTATAATTCCAGAAACTGGCTTTTTATTTTTTAATTTTACGACTGGTTGGTCTGTAGCTGTATTAGCACCAGTTACATTAGCAATTGCGCCATCTTCCATCATAGCAATAAATTTCTCTATTAGTATTTCTTCTTCAACTAATGTCAATTTCTTTTCTTCAATTAATTCTATGAGAGATGTAAATTCTTCTTCACGAATAACTGTACGTTTATGAGTAAGTGTTTGGTTTTCTTTTATCAACCAATACGCAGCAATAAGAGAAGCAAATTGACTTTGGCCTCCTGGTATTTTAGCTAATAGCTTTTTAAGATTAAAAACAAGACGATGAAGATTTGTATATGAATCTTTTTCTTCGCTCGTATTTAAGTCTTTTGTCTTTTTTAGCGCTTTACCATCCTTATCGATGATTCCAAATTTATACGCGTCAGTTTTCTCGAATGGAGTAACCAACATATAAAGAATCCTAAATGCAAGTAAATTGTCTAACGTTGACATTAAATTTTCCTTAAAGCCTTTGCAATTTCTAAGTCTACTGGTACTTGGCCAAATTTTTCTTCAGATAGTCTATTTAAATAAATCAAAAATGTAACTAACTGTGATTCGTATTCTTTTTCAAGTTTCAAAAATAACATATCAGTAGCCGCCTCATTAAACACATTATATAAAACAATAATGTGATTTAATATGAGGCGCTCTCTTAATTCACTGTTGTTTTTATATCTACTAAACAACTTCTTAAGATATAGAAACCTTTTAAGATCTTCTTCAAACTCATCTACACTAGAACATTGCGGATTGTCGTAATGATGCATAGCATAGAGAAGAAAGTTACTTTCAGTTAATTTCATAACGATATGCAGGGGCCGAAGCCCCTCTTGTTAATAATTATTAGCTAACAAACGTTAGCGCAACTGCGTTAGTATTAACCTTTGCTGCGCCAGAGCTAGATGACAATACGCAACGATATTTGTCTCCAGTATTAGCAGAAGTACGACCTGTTAATGCTATAGTTGCACTTGTTGCGCCAGACACATTAACAAATCGTGTATCTGTTGCGGCCGCGGCACGTTGCCATTGATATGTTACTGTACCAGAACTTGCTGTTGCAGTAACACCGAATGTTGCTCCACCAGACGAAGTATTCTGAGCAGTTGGTTGAGCACTAATAGTGAGAGTAACTTCGACGTCAGCAGCGATTGTATCATCAGCTGCATCGCCAGATGTTGCATTAGCTGTACTGATAGCTACTAACAATTCTGTCTTATAGCGTGATTCTCCGCCGGAATCTTTATACTCATCAACTAGCCACCAACCAGCTCCATTGATACCCTTCTTCTTATTGGTAGCAAGTGCAGCTTCCTCGCTTGATACAAAAATAGCTCGTGCTTTATCAGCAGTGCTTAAGTATTTTGGCTTGCTGCCAGATGCGTCTGTATTTCCCCATAATGCCATGAGATTTCTCCTTGTTTATCTGTTAGAGTTTGGCAAGTGTAATTTATACCCGGTATATTCTACACCAGATTTGTTTTTAGAAGCTGCGCCAAAGTTTGCTCCTGATTTCGATCCAGCGGGTCTTCCACGACCACGCTTTTCCGTTGTATTTGGTTGTGGTTTTTTCTTGTCAGTGTCAGCATCATCATCACCTTCTGGATCATGATATTGAGCGCCATAGCTGTTACCTTTTACTGTACGCTTTGGCAAATCTGACATTTTAATTTCATTTAAGTCATTCAGAAAATCTTTAAACGTTTTCTTTTCTTCTTTCATTTTTTCTTTCTTTGCTCTTTCCGCTGCTCTTTGAGCTAAAGCTCGTGCAGCATCCATACCAGTACGATTTGGGTTATTGGGTTTCTTGAAAACTGATTTATACGGTCCATCGAATGGAACATCTTCTTTAGATTCTGCAATAGCCTTATGTGGAACTTTAGTAGAGTTACCATCATTTGCGCCTTGGAAATGAACATCATCTCCTTGACGTTTAGCTGTCCAATGATGACCTGTTTCGTCTTTGAATTTATGCTCCTGTTGATCTTTCAATTTAGCAATCGCCTCGTGATGTTCTGGATGAAGAGGAATGGAAAAAGAAGATCCTTGATGAACAGTCTTCATTGTTCCCCATGAATATTTATTGGTCTTAACGTGTGCTGCAACGTTTTGATTTGACTCTTCTATTTCTAAAGATTCAATCATTCTACCGTGTTTTTTCTTATCATATGGCTCGACTGTATTAGTCTCTGTATTATGTACATCGTTACGACTACCATCTTTTCTAACAATTACGTTGTGGCCTTTTGTTGTGCTATTGTAGTATAGAAAAGTTTTATCGTTTTTTGCATTAGGTAACTGTTTACCATTAGCATCTTTTGCTTCTTCGATGTGGTCTTCTTTACGAAGCAATTTAAAATCATGTCGATCTACTTTACCGTTTTTGTTCTTGTCGAGTTTGTGTTGGTTGCCTTTAAGAGCTTCTTCTTTCATACCAACATATTGATGGTCATGAACTTTATAGCCTTGTTTCTCATAATGCTTAATTGCAGTATCAATAGCGTGTTCACGATCTTTTGCTGTTACTGAAGCACGTCTTTGCATTGTTTCTTTACGCTTAGAAACCATAGTGTGATTTGGATCAGACATAGTTACATTAACTAAATGTTTTTCATCCATCTGTTCAGTTTCTTCTCTCGTTATTGCATATTTCATTCTTGATAATTTACCAATTTCATTAGGATTTTTACCAGTTTTTGCTTTGATACGAGCAGCAGCACTATCAACTCCTCTTTCGTGACTAAGG